TTTGGCTACTAAGAAAGTGCTTAACCAACTCCAGGTCGGTCACACGGATATCAAAAGAGTCTCGTTCATCTAGAGCTGCTTCTATAGCAGCAAGAATATCCTCTTGGTCATCCAATGTTTCTTTAGTAGTGACTATAGGAAGACCCCATCTTTTTAGCTCCGTGATGACATCATCTGGTAGCAATCCTGAAGCAACCATCACTTGGGAGAGCTTGCTCATAGTAATCCTCCTGGTATCTGTACCTTATACGTCTTGCGGGTATCTACTAACTCCGCCTTTCTGCTATACCCAGTGCACATCAAGAGGGATTCATCAGGGATGTGACGGTCATGATAGAAAGGAAGCCCGTAGGCCTCTTCTCTATCTGGTAGAAGCTCAACACCCGTAGATACCTTTTGCCATTCCCAGAACCGGGTATCAGCTCCACTAACAAGGGCTATGGGGTTGAGCTGGTCGAAGCTAGCAGCTCTAAATAAGTGGCACATCACCAGAGCAGTAGAGAGCTTCTCTGGAAGGATTACCTCCTGTACCTGACCGTTGCGAATAACAGCATGTGGCATGAGATGCTTGAAGTCAATCTGCACCTCATCCATAGAGGGTTCACCAGCTAAAAGGACTCTGCTGAAGGTAACCTGCCCCCGGTTATTAATAGAGATACTTTGTACTCTGGGCCGTTTTAGTATCTCTCTAATAGTGTGAAGAAATCCTTCAGCACCGCTACCAGCAGGTACCTCTATAACTCTAGACACCTCTTGGTTATCTGGCATTATATTTGCTCCCCTGGTTCTATATCTACTTCACGCTGCTTCTCATGCTCCAGGAGTTTGTAGAGAAACCTTTCAACAAGGGAGGCTACAGTTACATGATGTCTCTGGGCATACGCCTTGATGTCCTCAACTAACTTCTGGTCCAGCCTGAGGTGTAGCCTCCCTTCCTTCATCATTAGGCTCCTCTAGAAACTTCAAACCATCTAGGTAGTGGTAAAGGCCATCAACAGGAATTTTCTCGGCTAGAAAGTCTAGAACCTTATCATTGATAGCATCAAGCGACTCTTCAGTTAAAGGTTGCCCTTCAATTTCAAGGGCAAGCTCCCTCTGCATCTCTGTCATCAACTTGTTGTTGCAGCCAATGCAGGTGGGTAACCATAGAAAGTTCAGTTCGATGACACCCGGGGCTGTCTGGATAATTGCACGCATTCTTCCTTAACCTCTTTTTGGTCCATCCACTTCTTACAGAAGTCCTGAAGCTCTTCCACACCTACTCGAAGAGAACACTTCCTACCATCCTGTAAAGTGAAGGTAACATACCCAGTAGTGTCCTTATCAGGTATGAACCGTTTGATGTTACCGTCCATATCCTCTACGGTTTTAAACCCGCGCTTAAAATCGATTGAGAATGCTCGAAGACCCAAGAACATCTTTTTAGCCTTCTCTGCAAAGCTCATAGGTCTACCCTTAACTCTTCCCCTAGAACCATAAAGATATCGCTCTCCTGAATCATCCCCTGTTTATCATCTAAGGTCTGGAGAAGAGCCCTACCTTGCTTGTGCTCAAGGTTGGCTGTGTGAAAGCACACTCTATCACCTACCTTAACTTGGGTAGGTACAAGAACATCCGTTTTTTTGTTACGACGACCGGGCCCCACAGCCAGAACCTTAGCGGTCCTAATAGGATTAGCTAACCAAACATCTGGAACAAGAATGCTGCCTATTTGCTTGGCGACAGGCTCCACTTCTACTACGAGCCAGTCATGTAAGGGCCTAACTCTCATCCGCCTCTCTCCTTGGCTTCTTGAATGATGCGCTGCTGCACTGGGTTAGTAGTGGGCATGATATCCACCACATCCTCCTTGGGGATATCAACTTTCTCTTGCTTTATACGCTCTTCTAACTGCTCAGATAACCAGGAGGCGATTGGTCGTAGTTGAGATGCCCACTGGTCCGAGTTAGGAGGCATATACCAGACATTACCAATCTTAACGATTACTGTGACTATCTTACGACCGGTAACATCTATGTACTCCACCCCATGAAACTCAGCTCGGGCCAAGTTTATAAGCGTCTGAGGCTGACCAGAAGCTGCAGCATTAGATGCCCCGGAGTAATCTGTGGTAACTTGTACACCTAGCTGTCGTCGCCCTGTGGGTTGTCCTGTTGGCATTTCTTTCCATCCTTACACTGTTTATTGAGCTCTATAAGACGCTCGGTTCTCACCCAAGGACCACCTTTATTCCATGGTCTTGGGATGTAAAATTCTTTGATTCCAGCCTCTTTAGCCGCGGCTAAAAGAACGTTTACGTCCACAACAAACCAACCTCCTGTTTTAGTAGGAATGGCTTTACCAGTTATATCTAGCTGGCAATTCCTGCAGACCATTCTGTCCAAGTTATTGCAACCAGCAAACTTAGATGCTGTAGCTAGCCACCTACCACACCCTGGGCACTCTACAGCTCCACCACGTTTCATGCTGCAGTAAATAGAACCATCATGACAAATGCACGGTGGCTCTAATCTCACAGCTGTAACCGTACCTACGGGAACCCTGTCATCTACAACCACCTTGATGGGTGGGGGGCTAAGAACCTTAATAGCCTCTTGGGGATTCTCATAAAGTAGCTCTTGAAGCCCACCTACAATTTCTGTTGGCTCCAACCCATTCTTATCTGTTCTCTGAAAGAAGATGGACGGTATAACCTCCCAAGCTGCTTCAAGTCGGGTAAGGGTTTGATGGAGAGTCATAATCATCTCTTCAAAAGAGAGGTTGTTGAACTCGACCTCAACTACTGAGGAGGGCCCATCCATACCCGTCTCTATGACACCACTACATTGAGTTTTCTCAACTCTTTTGTACTTGAGTGTTACTCTCTCCGGCTTCATCTAAAACCTTCTCCGTATATGCACGTGGAGGTGTTATTCGATACACAGCTGCACCGAAGCTACTGGCACAAAAGTGCATGATAGTCCCATCTTTAAAGATTATCTTATCTATACAATACCTCTTCCTTCCAACAATGGTACGGCCTATGACAGATTTAATCTTTTTTCTTTGAAGTATATCTATCACAGTCTCTTCACTACACTGCCTCTCACTAGGAAAGCCTAGACCATGAAGAGCTGCTACCGCTTCCTGGGCTGTTACCTCTATAAGCTCCAAGACATGCAGAACGTCTGGGTCTACATTCTGTTCAAATAGATGAGCTGCTCGAGCTCCACAACGAGGACAGTTATAACCACTGGCTCTAAAGTCGCTCTCTTCACCAATGAGAAAACGCCCTTCAGCTTCATTCTTCTCTATGATGCGTAGTCCCAACTTGCAGTTGGTACAAATTACCATCCTCATATCGAACCTACTCCATCCTCATCTAGGTCAGCATCTTGGTCTACTATCTCACCACGGTCGACACCACCCAATCCATGTACTACTGGGTAGCCAGCCTCATTTTTCATAACCCTTAGTTTAGGTTTAGCGGGGGTTACAGGTTCAGCTATTCTATTGTAAGGCTTCTGGTCTGGAACCATGGTTTGAGCGTTACCTACTGGGTTATCCATAGAGAAAACTTGTGTTTCTCCTGGACCGTCAAACTTCATACTGTTTTGCCAAGCAACTTGCTGCTTAGCCTCTTCTGGTGGAGCTTGGTAGTCTTCATCTGTACCAGATAAGACTTCGGTAAAGTGGGCTATTACAGCCTGAGTATCCTCATCTGAAATGGCTGCCCTTATAAACCTGTCTTCATCCAGGGCTATAACTAGATAGTTGACTATCTCCCCATCAACAAAGGAGTACTCTTGGTTTAGACCTACTATCTCTACAGGAATGGTCATGCTTTATCTCCAGTAACTGGTACTGGTGGTGCTGTAGGCATAGTCACCACTGGAGCCTGCTGCTTTCGTTGCCTGTCCTGTACCTCCTTCTTCATAGCTCTAGCCGTCTCTCCCAAAGACGCTGTCAAGATAGCTATGTGTTTGCTAGCACGGAAGACATCCACTAACAGACGACACATAGCCCATTGTTGGTTGAAGTAATCCTTGCCTTCTGGTTGTACACAGAAGCACATACAGTCTGGACCACAGGGTCGGTCCATATTCAGAAAACAAATCAACCCATTACGTGGGTGGTCATCTATCATGTCTGGCTTATGTAGGAATGGTGCATCAATGCCGGCCATGGCGTTCCTTTATTATCTCTTCCCTCGTCTGTGTGATGGCTTCGAAGATAGCCTTGACGGAAGCTTTGATGTAGCGAACGAGCTCATCTCTATTAATAGGGTGTTCAATGAACCCCCATTTAAGTAGGAACCTACCCAGATGAACAGCGAACTCATTGGAGGTAAGGGTATTACGAAGGTCAGTAGTGATAGCTACCACCATATCTTCAGGGGAGCTAAAATGATGCTTGATTGGAGAGCAGGCCAATTGACCTTTAGTGCCCTCCCAGTCGCAGCTCCTGCAACTAGCTTCACCACCAACTAAAATGGAGAAGTCTAGCGCAGGGCTGCCGCACTGGGGGCAAAAATATGCAACATCATCTGTGTAACTTTTGTCCATGAACTGCTGCCTGTCCTAATTTTTCATAGAATTTGGATTGCTCTTTAGCTGACCTAACTTCCGAACGTTCTATCAACCGTGACTTGAGCCTACTCCTCATCTTCTCTTCTTGAATTGGCTTTACAGCGAGAACACCACGTTTGAGCTCCTTCATTAATGTCTCAATATGCTGCTGCTTGTCCTTCTTCCTGGTAGCCTCGATGTATGGGAAAGCCTCTCCCGTAAAGTCGTTGAATGCCTTTAGACCTTCTTCTTTGTCTACCACTGCTTGAATTAAGAGCTTGAGCCTTGTGAACTCTCGTAGGTCTTCTTGAAGAACGAAAAGTATGAGTGCTGACTCCTGAAGGGAACCCGGTTCGGGTGGCTCATTAAGGGTAGAGAGCATTATCTTAGCTCTCGCCCACCCCTCAGGAGTCTTTAACCATTTCCCACTGTCTCAGCCACAAACAGTTTCCGCACTCGTATATCAAACCAGAAGTGGTTTACACCTAGGCTGGCTAACATATGGAACGGAAGCTTGATGACCTTATTGAACTTCTTCCAAAAGAGCTCTTCATCAAAGGCCCCATCACTGTTTCTATGAGAGGGCAGTGGATGACCATTAATAGACTTAAGACCAATCGTCGTTGCCATCAAAGCGAACTTATCTAGAAGATATCTATCTTCTATCTCACCAGCTATAGTTCTAGCCTCTTCCATAATAAGCCGCTTGAGTGCAAGGTCATCTTCAGCAGAGTACGATTGGTACTCAGGTTCGAATACACCTGGGAGTACTGGAACGACCTGACAGATTACACCCTTGGTAATGACCTCTCCTACATCCAAGGGGCGACATCTCTCTTCAATAATCTCCCGCTGCTTGTCATTATTGATGATGTCCTTCATCATCATTTCGCGGAAGGTATTGAAGTCGAACTCATCCATGTTCGACAAAGCCTTTTTGGCCTCTTCTCTCTGCTTGTCTGTAGTAGGTTTTGCAGACCCAGATTCAAGCTTGGCAGAGGCTCCACCTAAGCCAGACTCGGCCTCCTTCTCGGCTCTAGTCTCTCCAGCTGCAGTACCAGACTCAACTCTGGCTCTTTGTTGGTTGAATTCAGCTACCTTCTGAAGCCCCTCAACAGTTTCCCTTCTAAGGACACCAGGCTTGGATGAACCCTGTTCCAGCTCATGTGGAGGTACACGTCTGCTACCACGTATTACTCCATACTTCTTAGCTAAAGCTGGCTGTGCAGCAGCGTACATTCCTCCCATACCTTCCCTGAAAGCTGGGTCCTGTCTGGCCTCAGCAGGAAGAAGGTCCATGGGGAGGATACCGTGTTGAGCTGGTGAAGCGGGCTGACCCATGGGAGCCACAATAGACCCTGGGGGAGCTCCCATCCTTTCAGCGACAGCTTGGTCAGCCATCGTCATGTGTTGTTGAGCTTCACCAGTTAGCAGAGGAATTGGAGGACCTTGACCACCGCCTACAGGTTCTCCACCTTTGTTTAACTGCTGTTTTCTCGCCCTCATCCTGTTGGCGTAGTCAAGAGCGGTTGCGTTAGTAACTCTCGGGTCGACATGAGGCCCGAGGGACACAACATCTTTCTGTCTTTTCACATCTCCACCTTTCAAGGAGGCGTACAATGTACGCCTACATAAATACTACTTAGGTGGAGATACGTCAACCCTCTTCTGGATTACTTCCTGCACCAGCCCACCTAAGAGCTCCTCTTGCTTAAGCGTTTTAGGAGCAGATAGTATCCTAGCAAACACAACTTTTTGAGCTTGTATAGGGGGATGATAAAAGGGAGTAATTACTACACCAAGCAGGATGAAATCCTTGGGTGCTCTTAAGTACCCAGATAATGGAATTCCTTGAAGAAAGAGAAGCGAGGCACTGTGATTAAAACTGATGCAACCTACATCAATTCTTATCCATTCAACAGTGCCTTTAGGTGTATAGAGAGACTTGGGGTGTACTACCAAATCTTCTATTGTTCCAAGCCCACTCAGGAATCCTCTTGTTACTCTGAGGGTATCCTCCAAAATCCTTGAGGAGGGGGTGGCGGCGGGTCTAGGGGAGTTCTCACCACTCTCATCGTGTACACCTGACATCTTGGGCACCTATACTTCAACGGGTACTCAGTATCTCTAGGGACTAGGTCACCCGGACGTAGCCCCATGGCTTGAGATACTTGTACTATTCCTTCCCAACCACAACCTGAGCACTCTACGTGGTAGTCGGATTCGAGGGGGGGCGACATGGCTTCTTACTCTCCAGTTGTACTATGGTTGTCATAACCTTTTGGAGAGAAGCATTCTCAATCTCTCCATCTTCAAGATGAAGGCGCCCCTCAGTTAGTGCTATACGTATGGTTTCGTGTAGAAGAGCTTGGAGTTTCTTCAACTCCTTGTTACCTCTACGGAATAAAGCATCTGCTAACTTATAGCAAGATGGGCAGACAAAGGTAGCACCAAAGAACTTAGCTGTATCGGGGCTAACTGATGCATGACAATTCATGCATCTAAGTTCCACCATTCCCTTGGGTTCACCCATATCTCTTGGTCGTCCATGTATAATTTTTTGACTATTTGTTTAGGCACTACGAGGGCAGCACCACTTATATTAGCTAGAGTTATAGTGGAACCTTCCCGCTCCATCTCTAAGATTAAGTTGGCTACCTCCTGACTTCTTAGGTCTGGAAAGACATAGCGGGCACCAAGAAAGGTCTCGATGCCCACTACCTTAAAGGTTTCGTCTGACATTAGGTCACAAAGTAATCATCCAGCTTTGTCCAACCAACTTCGGCCCCTACATCTGGGGTTACCATGACCTCCACGGGTTGACGGGCATGGTTTTCTAAAACAGCCTCTACATCTGACTTGGCTATTGGTCTAGTAACAAGTTGGATGAAATACCGTTGCTCAGGTGGCCAGACGTCTGGAAAGACTGTTCCTGGAGGAAGGTCTGCCCCAGCCTCTTGCCACTGTACCCAAAGAGAGTAACGGACAACTCCATTCCTCTCCTCAGGTATCTTCAGAAAGGCATCAAGACGCCTTTCATCATCAGGAGTAGTTGAAGCCCTACGAGCTAGGGCCACTAAAGCCTCGTACTCTTCCTTGGTTAACGAGATGGGGAACATGTTAGGATTTTACTACGGACATGAGGAAAAGCATCGTCTCAATATCCTTAACTGCCCGTTGAAGGTCATCCAGACATCCGTCATTCTGAATAGTTACGTCAAAGAAGGTGTCATCCAACTCCTGCTGTTCTGTTTCAGAAAGGTGTTGACCAGCAGCTCCTTGTAGACCTTCTCCTCTTACTACCTTGATGACCTTACCACCTGCTCTTTTGATGGCTGCTATCTCATTCTTGAAGCGGACGTCTGAGATGACTACACCTTTAGGTGTTATTCCACGAAGGTCCATTTTTGGTTGTACAGAATACCATTCCTCTGGACGATAGAGAGCCCCACCTTTCAGAAGTTCCCTGGCTACTCGGATTGCATACTCTGCCCATACATCTGAGTAGCACCCTCTACCCCACTCTGTACCTAGAGTTTGAAGAGCATGACGAGGAGTTAGATATAAGGGCTCACGGTGACGAGCCATTTTCCCAAATGAATCTACTTGAAAAAGTTGCTCTTCGTGCGTACGGACGTATCTCTTATCTGGAGCATTCCTGGCGTCACTAGAACCCCACAGCTGCTCATCGGAGAAGTCAAACATCTCCTTGCAGAACCTCTTCATGGGGTCAGCGAAGGCTATCTTCACGAAGCCATGATTCTTAACGAGGATGTCAGCTACTGTGTCCTTCCCCGAACCAGCTAATCCACAAACACCTATTATCACCTGAAGGCTCCTTGCTGCTTTTCGTTTGTATGTGCGAGTAACTCAATAAGAGCCTCTTTAACTAAGCTGTTATCGTTGGGGGAAATCTTTCCCTCAACAGCAGCCTTGGCTAGATTAATGAGGTGTAAACCTACAATGTCTGGTCCTAGCTCTGAAACCAAATTCTCAAAGAGAGCCTCAACCATTCCTTCATCGAGCATTATAACTTCTTGCCTCCATGTCTATACGCCCTTGCTTTGTTGTACTTCATCTTGATACGAATCATCTCTGCGATGTCTATGCCTAGAAATTCACAGAGGTCGAACACCCGTATAACAATATCAGCAAGCTCAGCACCGAGACCTTCAGGCTTAGCAGGAGGACAGCGAATTTCATCGCCCGGGGGGATGGGCTGACGTATTTTTACTCCACCCTCTTCATGCTCAATAGAGAAGTAGGAATAAGAGGTACCAGCCCTTAACTCTTCAAGTGCCTCAGATACTTCGCTTACAATGAGCATGAGCTTAGCAGATAGATAATAGGGGTCCTCACTCCTATTCCTATCCCACCAACCATGCTCCACGGCTGTTGCGTAACAATCCTCTGCTACATATTTGATGAACTTCCAACCGTCGCTATTGAGTTCCACGTTTCCTCCTCATGATTTCCTTTGAAATGTCACGCACATAGTCACAGGTTCTCTTACCTCTGACTATAGTCCTACTAGTAAATACCTTCTTGATAACATGTCTTGTAGCCCCCTCCTCCCATCTCACCATGATGCCGAACCCTCCATCCACAGAATAGAAAGTTACAGCTGATGCACCAGTTGCTCTCTTCAGATGGTCCAACCATGTGCTAAGCTGCTTCTTCAGAGCGTGTAATTCTTCCGTTGGGTGTTTCATGGCAGAGCTCTACAACAAACTAAGAAGGATGGGTCGTAACGAGTTTAGGAGGTATGTCCAAGACGAAGGTCATCTATGGGACAGAATTCTAGACCAGGCTCAGGCTATAGTTGATACTGAGAAAAAGAGACGAATGGCCGAGGAGCCTGCAGTAACTCTAGCCTTCTTCTGGCCAGCTGATAATGAGCTTATAGCAGCTGGGGAGTTTCTGGATGTCGTACCAGAAGTAGTACCAGACTATGATGAGGAGAGAACCATTCAACTCCTCAAGGATAGAGTGGTGGAGCTAGAAGCTTACGCTTTGTTACTACTGATGCCATCCGGCAATGCAGTCAATATCACTGTTGAATCACATCATGGTAGTAGGTGGTGGTCCCTAAGAAAGGAACGCCACGGTGATATAGATGTTGTTGTAGTAACCCCCAAAGATAACCAGAATTGTATAGGTATCCTCTGGAAACCAAAAAAGGCCCAGGCATAACGCCTGAGCCTCCTTTGAAAACCTCCACTTACTGCCTATGTAGCAGCATAGTCACCATCATCATCAGGGTCATCATACCCTGAGCTTGCTACTGGTGGACTGAAGCTGCTAACAGCAGTGGGTGTGCTCACCGCTTTGGTGGCGGGCTTGTTGTTTCCTCCATTCAAGAGTGGCGTGACACCTCTATCGTCAATCACCTTGACAATCTTGCTCATGATGTCCGCACAGTGCTCCATCCCACTCTTGACGTCTATGGAAGGGTCCACTTGCTTCACCAACTGCAGGGCGCCGATGGCATCGCTAATGGTTCCAGCGTACTTAGCAGCGTTTACTAACGCTTGCTCTTCCGAGATTACACTCCTCCCACGCTTTTTACCCTCTTTCCGCTGCGCATTGTCTGCAATACGCTTTGCAATGGGGCTATCCTTCTTTGGCTTCCGTCCTGGCTTTTTCTTCTCTGCTTTTGGTTTCGATGCTGCCTTTTTACCAGTCTTCTGCTTCTTTACTGGTGCAGGCTCATCCTCAGCACCAAAGTGCTTGTTGATGGCTGCATGACACTTTTTCTTATCCGGTTCAGACCACTTGGAACGACCAACAGCTCTGCGGGCACCAGAGATAGTGGGGTACCCGTCTTCACCAAGCTTGCTGATGAAACGGTCTGGGGTTAGCTTCTCGTAGGCTGATTGAGCCATGTTCACCTCTTTTGTACTAGTACGTTTCTCTGAACGAGAATTAAGTTTTACCCTACTAAACCTTCTAGTTCAAGAGAATATCTTCGTTAGATACATTTTTACAGATGGGGGCGTCCCCATCCAAGTTAACTATCGTGTCCTTCTCTAGGTCTACACAGATTCCTAGGAGTTGGATGCCTTCTGCCCTCTCGAGGGCTAGAGCAAAACGTTGCTGGCCGTTGAAGTAAACAGGCATGAGGCCAAATTCCCCCTCGGCTAAGTTAGCAGCCACCAAGATAGAGGTTTCTTCTTCTGATGGCTCTCTGAAGTCGTCACTCATACCTGTCCTCCAAAGATAGCCTCACATACTTTCTGTTGAGTAAGGCGTATCCAAGTGTAGTGCAACCACCCAAGAGGTTTACCAGCAGTTATATGGCTGAAATAGTCCAACATCCACTTCTTGACTAGAAACTTGGGGAGGTGCGTAGATTCAAAAGGATACCATCTCTTCCATGGGAATCTACAGGCATGAGCAGAATGGAACCACACTTCCTTTCTGTCCCTACTCTCATCCAACTGAACAAGTGAGACCCTGGCGTACCCCAGCACAATACCATCTAGTATGAACCAGATAAAGTCCCCCAAGGTAACTCTAAAACCTAGGTCTACGGGTACAAAAACCGGCTCTTCTGTATTCCACTTGTAGTAGTAGAACCAGCTCTTGGTGTCTCCACCAGCTTGTGGAGCCGGGTCATCCCCCTTCATTCTGTATATAACGTGTGACATTAGAAAAGCAGCTTGACTACCTCAAAGTGCATTCCATCTTTTCTGCTTGAGTAGTGACCACCCCACCAGAACCCTAGCTTGTTAGCTGTCTTCACGAGCTCCCTAACGCAACCCTTCTTACCAACTAAAGCAGGCTCATGCCCAAGATAGTTCCACTTCATGTTGATGTCAAAAGCGGTGCCGTAAGAGTGGTTGGAGAGTCCGTTGACATTCTTGGACTGTAAAACGGAACCGCTCTTAACCTTGACACCACGAATGAATCTTGCACAGTAGGAACCATGCCAAGTGAGAATAACTTCACCCGCTGGATTCACTAGTAGCCCTTTGTCCTGCCAAGCCTTGAAGAGCTTCTGTACTTGCTCAGCTACTCTCTTGTGGAAGGGGAAGGAGCTGTGCTTCCCCGTGCCCTTAATTCCCTTGAGTTGAGGGATGGGTACCATTACGATGTTCTCTTGGTACCAGTTGTCTAAAACTTGGATAGCTTCCGGGTTGTCCTCTGTTCCAACCGCTTTAAACCTGAAGGAACCAAAGAGGTCTGTTCTTCCAGTTCTCTCTAGATACATCAAGTCAGGGGGAGGCTCTGGCCATCCTGGACCATACTGGTCACCAGTCTTATCTTTGACTAGTGGTAATCCTAGGGAGCCAGCCTGGAGGTAGGTTTGTGTACCTACTACCCCGTCAGCCTTCAGATTATACTTACTCTGAAAGGCCTTGGTGGCTTCAAAGGTTCTCTTACCAAAGTCTCCATCTACGTAGAAGAGATAAAGGTCTCTACCACGTAAAAAGTTCTGCCAGTCTTTAACTCTCTCTCCTTTGTCTCCGAGACGTAAAGTAGGTAGCATCTTCTTCTCCTGAGGCTAGTAATATCCTCAAGTACCTTATACCCTTAACGACAAATTTTAAACACTGCAAGATATAAAAGTTTAGATGTACTACGAGGACGCAGATAGGCTCTTAGTTGGAAGATGTAGACATAACAGGAAGTTAGCCCATGAAACGTACCTGTGGAGAGTAGGTGATGAGAGGACACCCTACTTTCAGTTTGAGATAAGGTACCCAGGTAGAGGAGCTACTCCCATCGTTACCTTCTTTAAGGATGGGAGAATCAGACTCACACATGATGGGTTCTGCTCTAACACCTTCATGAGAAGAATATATGATTTTACCCCATTCAGACCATGGGTAGAACGAGGGTACTGCTATGTCACCACACCAACTGGAGTTAGACCACTACCAGAAAGAATCACACTTACACCCACAGGGCATGTAGCAGAGTTGGGGGAGCTAAATAAAAGAGATGCATCAGATGTAAGAAGAGGCGTACACAGATATACAGTGAAGTATGTGAATGCCCTTCTAGCAGGGAGAATTGCAGAAGCAGATAAGTGCGTCGACTGTAAAGCAATATTAAGAGGGGAGTGGATTTCTATACCGTATAAGGTAGCAGAGGCAAGAACACATCTACTAAATCATATAGAAGACGGATTCTTCCCATCAGATATCGCTCTACAATCAGTTAAAGAATCAGCAGTTGGAACTTCAATTCTTAGAGGGGAACCAATAGCACACGAAGTGGCAGGTACTCCCCTCACAGATTTAATATTCTGTTGGAAGGAAAACCATACCCTTCTTAAGAAGCCAAGGTCCCGAGCAGAGGAGTGTAGAAGAACAGAGAGAATGCTATTCCTACAGAAGAACCCCAAAGCTCATCCTAGAAGATGGAGAGCTATTTACAAGGTGGATATTGAATCAACACTTCTAGGTCTACTGGGGTTCTTTCATAGGGGCTGATGAAGAAGAAAAAGATAACGTATCAAATACACATGTTCCCAGCCATCTGGGAGCTTTTCGACAAGTACGTTGAGGTGATAAACTGGAAGTTGAAGGAGAGAGGGCTACCAAAGAAATTGAAGGGAGAGATACTGGGAGCAGTTCTCTCAGAAGCCCTACTGAGTCATGAGCGAGAAATCCTTGAAGGTCACCGGGCAGCCCAACTTGGGCGTATTGGAAGGAGTCTTGCCAAGAGTGGAGGACTTTACCCCGAAATTTCCAAGTCTCTGGGAATTGGTGATGGAAGAGGCGACGGGAGCTCCTCCACCAAAAAGTGAGAAGGGTATCTTCGAGACCTACCTTGGAAGGCTCGACCTCCTTCATCAGGACATGCTGGACCACCCTGAGAAGTATGAGGGCTCACCAACAGTGGCCCTGGTAGAGAGCCTGGTTCAACGAGGATTCCACAACTTGCCGGACGTCTATGCCGCTGTCAACCCTGAGGAGAAGAGACTCCTGGACCAGGCTACCCTATTATGGGCAGCGAAGGCCCCAGAGAAGCCTCCAGAGCCTGTTTCTACAACACCAACGTTGTACAACTCGTCTGTTGTACAACAGCCTTCAGAACCCGTTCCTACCCCTATGGAGCTTCCAGAGGGTGCAGAGCCCTACTGGTGGCTCTAGTACATCGGAGCTCCATAGGGGGAGAAGGCTACTGGTGGTTGAGGACCAGCATAATATCCCTGTTGAGAGGGCATCATGGCTGAGCTACCAACTTGTCCAGCTGCTTGTAAGCCGGACTGCACTACACCCATGGCTCCTCTAGTTAGCCCATAAGCACCAAGACCCATTGCACCTACTCCACCAACTAGAAGAGTCTTCCAGTGCTTTCTGAAGAAGCCTGGGTCCTTCGTCTTAATTTCTTCTATATCCTTCTCACCCAGTGGAGTACCAAGCTCTAACTTCTTTCGGAGCTTTTCCCCTACTTCCTTATTAGGTGCTGGAAGAGATTTTCTAGCTGCAGCCGCTTGCTCTGGAGATGCCACTGTTCCACTTACTGGTGGAGCTTTAGCCGCACCACCTACTGCAGGAGCTCTAGCAGCTTGTTCTACGATGCCACCAGCTGGTAATCCAGATGGTACACCGGCTTGTGCTCTTCTTCTAATCTCGGACACTGGTGCGGGTTTACGTACTGGTGCTTTTACAGTAGCTCGTGCTGCTCCTGGTCTGGCTGGAGTAGCAGCAGAACCTTCGAAGGTCCCTAACCCTTGAAGGTATTTTGGAGGCTCAACAACACTAGGGGGTGGAGCTGTCTTCACACCAGGAGCTTTAGGAGCGGCTGATGGTGGTGCTATACGGGGTGGTAATCCTGCCCGTCCAGCTGCTTGTACTCTACCACCACGGTACATTTGCTTGGCGCGCTCTCTGGCTACTATACCCAAGCCTTCTGCAACATCTTTAGCTGCTTGTACCTTACCCTTTTTCCCAGCAAGCTCACCAACGGCTCTTCTGAGGCCAGCCTCACCACCAATATCACCTAGGAACTGAGCTCTGGCTGCTTCATCAGCTGATGGTACAGCTGCTCTTACATTGCCACCACGAAGCAATTCCCCAGCTCGCTCCTTAGCCCGTGTAACTACACCTGGAGCAGTTGGTCTTGGAACTACCTGAGAAGGCTGTGCAACAGAAGGAGTTGCAGCTGCTCCACCTACTGGAGGAGCTACTTGACCCCTTACAGAGGGTCTAGCAGGGGCCATAGCCTGAGTTCTGGCCGGCGACATAGGTTGAGTACTAGCTAGGTCAGGAGTACGTCTGGGCTCAATACGGGTTACTCCTCCGCCAGGGGGTGCTACTCTTCCAATTTGACGAGTAGGTGCACCTCCAGGTACAACAGTAGCCGCAGAAGTGTCTATTGGAACAGGAGGCTTTACCCCCCTAGGTAGAGGAAATACTTCTTTACCACTACCAGCCGCCATCCGACTAGAGGGTATTGGGGCCTCTGCTCGTGAAGAAGACCTCCACTTCTGTATAGACCCACCTGTCATCCTCTTGAATTCAGACATTGGGTCTGTGCCATGCAATGCAGCAGACCTCTGTGCTAGGTCCCACATGCCTGCTTGGTCACTCGGAGTAAGGGCTCTACCTACTTCTCCCCTACCAGCTACAGATGAAGCCTCTGGTGGGGGGACAACCTGACCCCTTGGGGAGATAGGTTGCATAGGAGGAGCTTCTACTCGTGGAGTTGGTCTACCCTCTGCACGTGTAAGGGTACTAACGCCACCCGATGATGGTGGAGCGGCAACCCCAGGGGACATTAAAGTCCCACCAGGAGCCCTACGTCGTGCTTGAGTGCCTGCCAAACTCTCAGGAGAGGGGGCAATGGCTTGTGTAGCCATTCTGGAAGAGGGAGGAGCACCAGCACGTGTAGCCTCCAACACCCCAGGTGGTAAAGAGGGCATTGCCTGGGTTTGACCAGGAAGGCTAGGAGGAGGAGATGGTAACTTAACAGAAGAAACCGGACCACCTCTTCTACCAGAAACACCAAAAGGCATAGAGGGCGATGGCGGCTTTGGTCTAAGTGGAGGAGCTATTCGTCTTGGAGTTCCTCTCCTTACTTTTCTAGTTAGACCACCAAGTGCTTTTTCAGCTAACCCTGCAAGTCTTCCTCTAATAGTTAGAGCGCTTTTTTCTAGCCCCTCTGCCATATCCTGACCTACCTCTGAGGCTATAGAGGCTAGGCGTACCATACCATGCTCTGGACCCATACTCTGCTGCATCATCTGCATGGCTCTGAGCTGAGCAAAATTATCGTTCATGGTTCTGGCCTGGGACTTTAGAGCTGCTATACGATGAGCCTCCTGAGCTCCAGGATTCAAACCCATCATCTGAACACCCATACGTACTGCTATGGGGCTCATATCAGCCTGCTTCTCTAGGTAGATTTTTTCGTTACCATAGAGCTCAGTTAGAACTGGGTCTGGACAACTCACTTCTTCTCTTCCTTGTTTTCTACCTTGATGCCCTTAGGCTCAGGTAACTTTACAGGAATTTCTACTTTAACTCTAGTCTTTGCGGTAGGAGGGCTCTTATCAGCACCAGCTTTATGTTCAGACTGCGGGTGTGGATTTGGTGCCTCGATGACTATAACGGCATTATCCCCTGCATCTGAGACACCCGCATCACTAGGAAGAAGAGTAATAGAAGGCTTGTCCTTTTCTTTACTAGTATCCTTCTTAACCTCATCTACTGTATTTTGAGTATCCTTAGCTATAGTAGATACCTGAGTAAGAATTGCAGTAGCTGCTTCTATATCTTTCTTCTGCTCAACCAAGTCCATAGTTAATCTTAGTTGCCAGTATCCACTCATCAAGATAAGAAGCACGATGATAATCATCGCTATAAGTAGACACTTGAAGAAACTGGTAAACTTAGAGAGAAGGGTGAGGATTTCATTGAGGGGCTCAATGAGGTCATCTAATACGGCAACTATTTTCTTACTGCCGTTCTTCTTGCTGTCCATCATGTCCCTCCTCCTCTTCCTCTAAGTCAGGTGGGAGTGACTCCCTCACCGGAATTGAGTCAAGGGGGTCTCGAATGGTGAGCGCTTGGTCCACACCCTGCCTGGCCCCTGGTGGGATGCTTTCTGCAATACTCTCGTGGGCCCTAACCTGTATCTCCCGCAGCCTCTCCTGTAAAGAGCGCACATCCCTCTGAGCTTTGTCTAAGGCTACGAAAGCCATGGCCTTTGCTTCCTCGGCCTTACCATTCTGTCCGTGCTTGCCAAAAGGCCACCACCACTTCATGGTTTACCCCGTCGTTCTTCCTTCAAATCATCCCTCATCTCCCTCAGTCCATCCTTGAGCACAGTTGTTGCAGCATCAACCGAACCCTTTAGGCCATCCATGGACCGGGTCATCTCCATCAGGACTGTTCTAAACCCATCTGTGAACTCTAAGATTCTATCACTGACTGCCTTCATTTCAGAAATCCTTGCTTCCTGAACTTGGCAGTACTTCCGATACAAAATAAACGCAAAAACGCCTACCATTATTAGTAGGGCCCCAGGTACCCCCCACTGTTTTAGAATGGTATCGGCAGCAGAAGTTACTGGTTCCATTAGTTACCTTAGCTAGAGGTTACTTCAATACTGGCCCGCTTAATTGTGACTGTTCCTGTACTTGCTTTTATCCTCACCTCGTAAAGTTTCTCAGTTGATGGAAAATCTGTGTCTTCAGTTAAAGCGGCAGACACCTTTTCTGGGGTTGTACTAGTGGAGGAGAGCTCAGACTGGGTTACCTCAGTACTATCAGTGAGATTGTAGAGAAGAGCGTAGGCTGAACCTGAATCTACCTCTAGTATTGCAAAGAATTTGATTGTAAACCCATCAGGTACTTTAGATGGGTCAAAGGAGAGTACTCCACCCTTCCGGGCATAACTTGTAGAAGCAGTGCTCTCTTCTGTACAAATGAGGGGATATTCCCTAGAACTCTGCCATTGATGAAGCTTTACTAAGGATGCCTCCTCCGCTTCTACTACATCCTGTAGTGCTTCCCGGTCTGCAGTGAATTGGGCACTCTCACTGATGAGGCTGACTTTGATGTACTCGTCATTGGCTGCGTTTTGGATACAACACCAAACGCCATCAGCATCATCAACATGCCACCGCTCAGGCTTTTGACTGATGTCCGCTACAAAGACAGGTGCTGGGCTAATACAGTCACAGGCTACAATACTCATGTTAAATATTCACTTTCCACAGGCGAAAGCTGGAGCCTGCTTGCATTGCCCATGTCGCGTTGAAAGACATGTTTGTGATGTTTGATGTTGTCTCATACCAGCACCCACCACAGACCATAGCATTGGTTGTTGCTGTAGTAGTACTGCCACTCCCACAGATAGAAGCGTAGGACCGGAAAACTGTGGTGCTGGAAACACTATAACGAGGGTGAAAGATGACAACAATTGTTGTAGCGGAGTATAAACCAGAATCCCCATACCCCGTGCCTACAATTAACCTAGTAGTCTGAGTACCACTCCCTTGGGTACCACCATAACTGCGCATGTATACCATGACCTGATTGGAGGTAAGTCCTAACGGTCTAATGGTATAGGTAACCCCAGCTCCCGAATATCCCTTAATGCGAGCTATGAGTACGTATAGGTCATCAGCAGCACCATTAAGACCTGTCATACTAACAGCTGATGATGCGCTAGTTAGGTCTGTGGAATATTTAAGCGTCCACAAACCACCTTCCTGTAGGTGTAACAACTCTCTAACAGCACTATCTACATAAACTTTGGGACGACCATTAGTGGTATTCATCCCAATGGAGTCTGGGTCTGTAGGAGTACCATCAGAGGTCCACTGGACCAGATTATTTTGCAGATAGAGAGTATTAGAACCAGCTTGTAGTTTATTAAGACGACCACAAAGTAAACAGCTCTTTGTAGTGTGCCACGGAGGCCACCAAAGGTGCTTCCCCTCTTTGCAAGGCTTGTGAACAAGGTCGAGAAGGCTCATGTCCCATTCTCAACTTTCCACAAGCGAAAGCTTGTACCAGCCTGCATTGCCCAGGTTGAGACAAATAGGAAACTAGTGATATTTGTAGATGTCTCCGCCCAAGCTCCACCACTGATGATAGCGTAAGTGCCCGTAACATCACTAGGAGCTCCACCAGCTACTGATACATACGACCTATAGACTGTGTTACCTCCAATACTATAACTGGGGTGGAAGACCACCATGATAGTTTCAGTAACATTTTGACCAGCTACAGCAAAGCTGGCGCCAACAACCATGCCACCAGCCGCAGCAGAACCTACTGAACCATTAGCTGACACTAGATAAGTGCAGGTCTGGTTTGTAGCTATACTATTGGGTCGTATATAGTATGTTGTTGTTTGTCCAGGGTATCCTTTGATTCGGGCAATCAGTACGTATAGGTCATCAGTGTTTCCACTACAACCTGTAATATTCTGGGTAGTAGAAGCACTTGTAAGGTCTGTGGAGAAGACTTGTCTCCACAACCCATTCTCTTCTGTATGAGCTAAAGGACGGGACATCCAACTGGAATTATGCTCTATGTAGGCATGAGCATACCCAGTAGAAGTATCCATACCCAGCCGACCAGCGCTGGTTGCAGATGCGGTAGTACTCCACTTAAGTAGATTACTATCTATAGTAAGTGTCTTATCACCAACGGGTAGCCTATTATAACACCCACATAGAACACATCGCTTAGCAGTATGCCAAGGAGGCCAGAAAACGTGGCGCCCCTTGTCACAGTTGCTATGGATTATGCTAGATAGGCTTTTCATCCGTTCTCTATCCTATACATACGGAAGCTTGACCCTATCTGCATAGACCAGGTGCTATAAAAGGTGATGGAGGTCATGTTAGTGCTGGGGTCTGCCCATGCTCCTCCATACAAAGATACGTAGGTTCCTGTCACTGATTGAGAGCTACCACCACAAAACGAGAAGTACGAACGGAATACTGTCGTTCCCCCCGTACTATAGCTGCTATGTAACACGATGAAGAATGTGAGTGTTACATTCTCTCCTGCAACAGCTTGAGCTCTTCCTACTTCAAGAATAGTTGCAGTTCCTGACCCCCAAACATTGTTAGCATTCCTTACATAGGTGCACCGCTGATTGGCAACGAATCCATTTGGCCGGAGTGAGTATGTAGCAGCACCACCAGCATAGCCCTTCACTCGTGCTATAATTACGTACAACTCATCGGAGTTACCGTTTAACCCCGACATGTTAACGGACATGGTAGCACTAGTTAAATCGGTGGAGTAGATAAGGGTCCAGATGCCACTCTCACCTAAGTATGCCAAGGGGTGTACACCTCCGTTGACATATACGCGGGGTCTCCCTAGAGACCTATCTAATCCTAGTTCACCTTCAACAGTGGGAGAGCTGCTAGTACTCCATGTAAGCAGTTGATTAGCAAGTGTTACTGATTGTGGACCAACATGAAGTTGGTCAAAACAACCACAAAGTAAACATCGCTTACTACGATGCCATGGAGGCCAGAAGACGTGCTTGCCTTGGTGGCAGCCTTTATGAAGGACGCCTAGAAGACTCACGATTACACCCCCAGCTTCTGCTCGAGGGCTTCTAATCGTAGCCTTAACTTAGCGTTCTCTTGCTTTAGCTCTTCTAATTGGTTGAACTCTCCACAATTAGTGTGAGCTGGAACTGTTCGTAGGATTTGAACACCATTCTCATCAGCTCCATGCTTGTGGACATAGAGTTCCAAGGAGTCACCAAGAGCTAGCGCTTTCCCACACTTGGGGCAGTGGGTATCAGTGAAGGCAGTGTCATCCTGCACCAAGGTATGAGCATACACCGTATTGAAGTACCCACGGAACCATCTGGTAGCATTAAGTCCGATGTACCCCTCATCATCCGCTCTAGGCACAACATCAGGAGAATTATTGTTAGCTGCATTTCGAAAGACTACACGGCCCATATTGCCGTCGTTCACTTTGTCCCCTAAAATGAAGGTGACATCACCACCATTCCCTGGGGCGGTGGCTGACCCACCTTCAGCAGCGCTACCTGTAGTAATTGTTACGTATGCCCCGTTAGAAACACCTGTTCCCTCTGCAGCTGAGGAACCACAAGTTAACAGAATATTTCCTCCACCAGCAGCTGAAGGCCCAGTTGCCTGGGCGTCACCATCACCAGAGGTAATTCGGACAGTTCCACCATCACTACCATAAATACCGGAACCGGAAACAGACCCACTTCCAGAGTACAACCATAACTCTCCCCCGATGGTTTGAGTCGTACTAGTAGGCCCTGCCCATCCAGCCCAAATTGTTAGCCTATAACCGTTTGTATTAGCTGCTGCTGCTGCAACAACATGGGAACAGTTTTGGCCAACTCCAGCTACATCATTGACCCAACACTCATCCCAAACATGGGTGCTATCTCCAAGTGTGCCGGTGTTAGTCACTACTGGAAGAATGTTACAGGCAGCTGTAGACCCTCCATTAGAGATAATGATATCCCCATCTGAGCCACCACTACCTGTACCCGTCTTCAGGTAGATGTTTCCACCGTTATTGGTACCGTCACCACCCTCTAGGATAAGACTACCACCATTAGAAGCAGCATCCGATGTATCCTGTGCTGAGATATAGAAGTTTTCTCCGGCACCACTACTGGTACTAGCCTGGTAGATAGATGGGGAAGAGACCGCGTCATCGAAAGAGAAAGAGGTTCCATTGATATAGGCGATACCTGACCCACCTACAGCAAAGATAATGGAGCCATCTGTTGAGTTACCGTCTCCACCAGCTAATACCAGCGCACCACCAGTACCTGTTACGTGCGAACTATCCTGAGCTTTGATAGTCAGATTTTCGGCTGTGGCTGCTGTAGTACTAGCCTGGTAAATCTGTGGAGCAGCTACAGAGTCATCAAAGGAGAAAGAGTCATCGTTAATATATGCAATTGCGTTCGCGCCAGAGGCAAAAACAACTGAACCAGCTAAAGCAGCAGTTGGACCAGCACCAGAAGCTAAAACCAGATTGCCACCAGTTTGACCAGCGTCCGAAGTAGTTTGAGCAGATATACCTAGATTCTCACCACTACCTGAGCTCGTGCTGAATTGGTAAATGCGTGGTGCAGATATACTGGGGTAGAAGTAAAGTGATGTGTCGTCAACGACGGCTGTTGGATTTCCAGCTGGAGCAAAGTAGATAAGACCATCAGTCGTACTACCAGAACCAGACTTTAACCAGACACCACCACCTGTACCAGAGGAGCCATCACCCCCTTGTAGAGTGGCATGACCACCAGCTCCGACTGTACTACTCTGCGCCTTTACAGTGAGGCTCTCTCCAGCCCCACTATCGGTCTCGTCTGCTTGGGTTATTAGGGGAGTTGCAACTGCAGTGTCGAAGTAGAGGGAGTCACCGTCCATCCATAGGACAGCAGTTGACCCTGATAGAAGACCAACTCTTCCGTCAGTACCTCCACCACCACCAGAAGCTAGCAGAAGGTCTCCACCTGTCCCAGAAGAGGATGCGCCTCCATGTAACTCTAGAACTCCACCATCAGAGGCAGTACTTCCTTGGGCGTAGATGATAAGGGTAGCTCCAGCACCAGCATGTTCATCTTGGTAGATATACGGGCCAGTATGGGCCTCATTGAAGATGATGTTGTTGCCACTCCCCGCGATGGTCAGGTCCCCACCACTTATATCTAGACCTGCACCGGCATCTACGTTACCACCAAAAGTAACTTGGGCTGAACCCAGCTGCGTCAGTGTTTTGCCGGATGCTATTACAACCCCAGCCCCGTCTGGCGTTAGAGTTAAGCTGTTACTACTACCAGACGGGGTGAGGATTCCATCTCCAACAATGAGGGCGTCAGCATCCGCTAGTTGCTTAACTGACCCGCCTTGAATTGTCAGTGGCTTTGCGTCCGACATGTTGTTCCCATGCGGTTAGCATCGACTTAGTTCGTTTTGGAGAGTTCCTTCTTAGCCAAGTCGATATTCCACCTGCCGCCCAGGTTGTCAGGGTCAAGTCCATGAGCTCTAGCGGTGGTACGCATGGTCTCAGACATTGCTTCAGAACGAGCCCCTATCAACTGAACGAGCTGGGCCTTCCTAAGAGTTAGGTTGGCCAATTCCAGCTTCATCTGAGTGATTTCTCTATCCTGCTTCATGAGCAAGTCACACTCAGTGTCAGCCAACTGAATTACAGCTGGGTTCTCCTTCTTTACTTCTGCTGGAGCTGTAAGTTCCGGCTGTGCAACTGGGGCAGTTGGTTGGTCTGACATGGTGCCCTGGCTGTTGCCCTTACCTTTTCTGTTACGTCTACTCATGATTCCACCTCTTTTGTCCACCTCTTTTATGTATGTGGTCAAACGACCGCACGGCAGGGAGGTAAGAGGTGGGACACCTCACCTACCGTGCAGTCATCTTATACCGCTAGGGCTCAGAGCTCAATCGGTCTGTAAGGCCGGAAGAGCATTTTAACTGTGCCACCAGCTCCGGTACCGGCAGCCATCGCGATTCCCACCTCAGCTACGACATCACCAGCCGAGGACGGGGCAACGTTGGTTACCGTACCAGCAGTTGTCTTGGACAGATACAATCTGTCTAGAGCTGCAATTGTGATGCTTGCTTCAATGTTGGCAGCAGCAATTACACCAACAATTGTTGCCTCGTCTTCACTAGCATCTTCAGCAACACCAAAGACCCAAGCTGTGGAGATAGCAGTTGCTATAGCCTGGTCGAGTCTGTTGGCTGCATCTAGATAACCAAGGTCACCATCGAGGAGAACATTGGTAGTAGTATCAACTGCAACGGTTGTAGCAGAAGAAGCGTGGGTGTGAAGAGCATCTGCATTGCTACCGTTTAGAAGGGTATCAATGTTAGTTGCTGTGAAGTTGGCTGTGGTTAGAGCGGTACCATTGATGTAGAAGTCGGTTCCGTCAGGAACATCCAACTGACCATCACTAGCGTCCACCATAAGGCTGGCACCACCAAGGGTCATGGTGTTCGTGCTGGTATTTACAGTAATCCAGCTAGCCCCACCAGTGTCATCTAGAGTGAAGGCTGTAGCATAAGCATCAGCCATCGATATGTTGATGGCCTGGCTTGCATTCATCTCTAGGTCGAAGGTGCCTGTTGGGTCCAAGTCGATGTTGGTACCAGAGAAGGTAAGTGCTCCACCTGTTACTGTAAGAGCAGCAGATGCTGTCAGTGCTGCACCCGTAACGTCTAGACCGGCTTCTGCATCGAAGTTTACAGCAGAGCTAACAGAGGTAGCACCGGTACCAATTACCAGGTCATCATTTACCCCATCGAACCAGATGCTGGTTTGCTCTGCAACACCACTACCAGAGTTGAAGTATAGATAAGCATCTATACCACTGGAATCCTGTCCTGTGGTTCCAATGGCAACCTTGGCATCATCGGCAGAGCCAGCAGTTGTAACACTGTACTCCAGAATTGGGTCGCCTACTGTATCACAGTTAAGTGTCCAGTACCCCTTGATGAGGTTGGTGCCATCACCACCCCAAACACTCATGTAGACTGTAGAGGCTGTATCTGTAGTGTCAGCATCGTTGTTGACAGTCCAGCTCAGTTCTGGAGTACCACTACCAGGACTACCACTCACCCCAATGGCACCCCATGTGCTATTGGAGTACATCTGCATCTGAGAGGTGCTGGTGTTGTAGATAATCATACCGTTGGTGGCGGTAAGAGCATCTCTTTGAGCAGTGGTTAATTGGGCCATCTGCGGAGCGTAGGCAGTTCCTGTTCCAAGAACTAATGAGCTCGTAGATGTTGCAATAGCTGCACCACCAACAGTCAGTGTACCCGTAACGTCTAAGCCGGCATTTGCATCTACGTTACCGGCGAAGGTAACCTGACCACCCGTGGTTTGCGTAATAGCCTGGTTTGCAATAGTTAGAGCACCACCAGTGATATCCACACCACCAGATGCATCGAGATTGACTGGGACACTTACAGATGTGGCGCCTGTACCGACTGTTAGTACATCTGTTCCGCCTGCATAGAATATAGAGGCATAGGTAGCGTTACCTGAACCATCAGTACCTGTGAGGCGTATCTGAGCTGTAAGGTTTCCCGTCTCAGCAGAAGCATCAGATTTACCAACGGAGATAATGGCGCTATCTAATGCAGCATCATCTGTTACGTAGTACTCAAGAGTAGGTGGGTCAGCAGTGCAATTTAACTTCCAATGCCCAATAAATTGCGACGTGCCATCACCCGCATAGAGCACTAACTGAGTATCATAATCTGTAGTGCTGTTATCTGTATTAACATGCCAGTCATTTCCAGTGGTGCCAGTTGAGCTCTTGCTCATATACTCTTGCCAGCCACCGTCCGCATAGAACCTGAAGACATCACCTTGGGAGTCATAGTTAATCATCCCATTGGTGGCATAGTCTATATATGCAGGGTCTAGAGGGGCAACTACTAGACAGCTACCAGTACCAGAGCCTGTACCCTCATGACCAATTACAACAGCCTCACCATCAGTTAGGCTCTTGATAACACCATTAGTAGTAAGGTCACCGGTTGTACCATCAACTAACCAGTCAGCACCTACAGCTAGGTCAACAGCTGCAGCAACAGTTAGATTGGCGCCAGAGACATCCAGACCCGCGTTGGCATCTAGATTTCCACCGAAGTCAGCCTGACCTGTTCCAAAGTTCCAGGTTGGGTTACCTGTAGCAGTTATAGCTCCAGTACCCTTGAAGTCTGTAGTGGAGGTCTCGGCACTGTTACCAAGCTCAATAGCACTGGTATGGGCAGCACCAATCTTGACGATACCTTCTTCAGTACCATCACCAGCATCGAGCTCGAGGTTACCACCAGCAGCGCCATTACCTAGACCAGCTGCGATTGTGAGGTTACCACCAGCTGTTGCAGCTGTTGTGGAATCTCCCACATCCATCCGATGGTTGGCCTCTTTCTTGAACTCGAAGTCATAGGTGCTGGCATCCCAAGCAGCCTGCATGGTCACGATATCAGTTCTGGCATCACCGAACTGGATGGTGTCGCCAACAAACTGAGTCGTACCGCTTACGAGCTCGTTACCATCAACTGTTAGGTTACCCTTGACAGTTGTGTGAATACTTGCAGAGCCAAGCTCTACAGAGGTAGCAGTACCTCCAGAGGGAGCTAGGATTAGTGCTCCTGCTGCGGCTAGGTCTAGACCACCTGATTGCAGTAGGAGAACATCGCCGGATTGAAGTTGTTTGGTTGAACCAGATTGAATTACTAGGGGCAGTGAACTTGCCATTTTACTCTCCTAAGAACTAACTCAGGTGGTTAGTTTTGAATCATTGGCACAGTGACGGTTTTCTCTGGTTTCAGTAATGTCACCGATGCTCTCATTTAGTGCAAACCCATTTTCTTGGTCTGCAGCATCAACGGTTTGCACCGTACCATCCTTCTTGTGAAGTTTGATACGTTTGATGGGAACAGTTATTTTGGAACCGTTAATTCTAATCGGTACCTCTATTCCCCCATCAGTGGCCCATTTATATACGGTCATAGTGCCTTCCTTACATGACGACGAAGTCTCGGTCTACCATCACAACCAAGACGCTTGAGCTCTTGGCAAATCCCACCCTTTGTTGAATCTCACCGGGTGCCGTAGGAGGAGTAGGTGTTATAGTCGTTCCCGATACACCCGTAATACTAAGATAGTAGGTCTGTCCCGCAGTTAAACCAGAGAACCCACCTAACTCTCCATAGAACTGTACTTCTGCATTCCCCGCAGCTGGGTAAGGTGGGTTAACTGATTTAACTAAACCTATTACTGGTTGTGTGCCTGAGCCATTAGCATCTGCTAAAGCAACAGTACTGTCAGCAGAGAGATAAACGGCATCTCCTGCGTTAATCCCACCAGCGTGAAGAAAGGTTCCAGTGGGATTAATTCCAGAGCTACCAGAAGGAGGGGCTGCTATCCAGTTTCGTCCGTCATACTGGACAATATCACCGACACTGGGGGTGCCATCGTGAGTTAGCTGCTTTAGCTTCGGCATCCTCTAACACCCCTTACTCCTCAGCCTAGTGCCCAAACTCTGACATTTCCGTCTTGTGTATGAACGATATCCAGTTGGGTAATTCCCGCTGTTGGGTTTGGAGAGCCCAGTAAGAAGAAACCTGCGGCAGATACCTCCAACTGACCTGAAACACCTCCTGCATTTATCTGTACGTTGATGGGAGCAGCAGCTCCAGCATCGTACTTAAGCAGGATGAGCTTACATCCAGCAGCTGGAATGTTGGCTAAGGTTTGTAGATTAAGAGAAACCGTTCCCGCACCAGTGAGAGGTATCTCTCCTACAAGCTTGGCGTTGAAAGACCCAGAAAGAGGAAAACTCTTATCTGAATCAACTGCACCTGCATCCGGTGGAAAGGTGAGGGTACCCGCAACAGAGAAGGGAGTGGCCGGCATTGTCTAACCTCAGCTACCAGGAATACCCGGGAAGGTTCCGGCAACGTTGGCTCCACCAGCATTGCTGCTAGTTAGAAGCGTGATGGACCGGACATTAACTGGGACAGCTCTCTCGAACTGAATAGCCACGGATTCTTGGATGAGCACACCCTGAGCATCCGTTGCCCAAGTGTGGTTGGGAACGTAGCAGGCCTCGAAGTACATCGCTCCCAGTGTCTCCTCGTTAACATCTCGGATGTATAGAAGGATACCCACTGGCTGCGTGAACATATCCGAAGCCAGATTGATGTAGATATTCTCGTACCCAGGTGGGATGAGAACATCATGCGGGTTAGACATCACAGCTGCACCCATATTTGGGAACATAGCTGGGACAACCGTAGGACTTATTGGGTCCTGGTAGTAGGCATACAGAACCCTAAGAAGCGAGGCTCCGTGGTAGTAAATTCTACCGAGCCCCAACTGCCCTACAGTACGACCACCAATGAAGTAACTCCGCTCAGAGCCAATCTCGAAGATACGGGAGTACTGTCTGGTGTGACTCAGGTTAAAGTTCTGGACGATGCCTACTGGATATACAATCTGCCCAGCCTGACCCGCGTTCATAGAGCCAGCCAGGGCAGAAGCACCTCCGATGTTTGCTAGTCTTGGCGGACCAGCTGCAAGCAGCGTAAAGCCCGCGTTGACGTAGGCACCATCAACTAGACCCCCTTGGACATAGTTGGTGTATGGAGCCCACTCTGAAAATGTTCCGGCCACGTTTACCTCCTACAGGTATTCTACACCACCTAGCTTATCATCAGATGACGAGGGTCACCCGGATGTAATTACAGGGGTACGGTACGTCTAGGGTGATATCCACTAAGACGGTGTCTGGTGCATCCTCATCTTGGATGATGTTGTTCAAGTCCGAGCCCAAGAGCACTCCCAGATTTTCTAGGAAGCCTAGAACACCCTGGATAACATTACCCAAGGTATCCATGAAACCAGCAGTGATGTTAAATCTACCGATGAAGTTACGCAGACTTCTCCGCATGAGCTTCGAGGTATAGTCAACCACCTTGGTGATGGAGTCTGTTCTCGTTTCGATAGAGGTAACGTTGGTGGTTAGAGCATGTCTAGAGAAGAGTGGTGTATCCTGCCCCTCCTGAATAACTAACCAGTTACCACCGCCAGCGATGACATTCATCTGACGCTCAGAGAAGTAGTCGTTGGACCCCATCACCTGAGTGAATCCAGTCATCGGCAGATTTGTGAAGCTCTGCTGAGGTGGGTATTGACCAATCATTCCAGAGATGGCTGCACACATGTAGAAGCCATCAATAACTTGCTCGATTCCACCTACTGTAGAAACGCACTGGTCTGGAATAATCTGCCAGACACGACGGTCACCGTAACCTGCACCCATTTGGTTGTAAGTTTCAGCAACCGCTGTCTTATCGGGTGTACCATCTGTGTTTTCTAGAACTGCTCCTCTTATCTTAATAGAGAAGGTCTCGCTGATAAGAGTAGATGGCAGAGGTGGGTCGTTTAGAGCACTGGTTGCGTAGTAGTTGTCGTCATTCTCTCCAGGAGCAAAATCAGACGAGCTTGTTCTAACCGTCACAACCGAGCCAGTAACACTCTTCACACTGTAGCTCTTGCCATCACTAGCGATGTCTAAGAAGACACCATCATCTACTGGAAGAGTACCGGTTGGGTCGATATCTTCTAGTAGAAGCAGAGCTCCCAGATTTGCTACCTTGGTATCGAACTGGGTACCAGTAACACCAGAACTATCTCCGTCTGTACCAGAAGCTACAAGGCTGTCTACAGCTCTAGAGGGCATCTCCGGGTTGATGAGAACAATGCGCTCACCTCTATACTCAGGCTCGCTCATGACACCAACGTGTGCCTGGAAGACCTGGAACACTTCCACATCATGAGTGAGAAGGGCGATGGCATAAACCTCATATGCTTCTAGGAACTCAGCAGCCCGTGTGAAGGCTTCAGTTGTTCCGTTGGGCTGGTCAGCACTCACTGCATCCACACCCAGGCCAGTAACCTGTACACCTGGGGCGTTGATGAGTGCAAAGTACATACCCAGAGCTAGAGGGTTATCCGTAGAGATGGGGCTCAGCTGGTCAGTAAGCTGGGTAGTGTCATCTAATGTTAGAAGACCAGCATCAGCTGCCAAAGGAGACACATCCTGTCTGATGGCGTTGTAGGCCATATAGATGGGTCTATCTGCCACGATGACAGCACCCCGAGTATCCCTGATGAGGTTAGCCTTGATGTTAACCACACCCTCATTGTCCACAACCAATTCAGGAGCTGGACGGTTGGTGTCAGGTAGGTCTTTGGCGATGATGAAGAAGCTCTCACCCAGAGATGCGTCAATTGGTATTTGAGAGTCAATCTTCAGCACATCCGTCTGACCACCTGGGGCCACCTCGGTAATTAACCCCAGAAGAACCCCATCTATCCAAAGAGCATCACCAGCAAGGGCACCACCCAAGGAACCAACGTACAATCCCTCGGTGAGACCAAGGTCGGCTACAGCTGTTCCACCCACAATTCTGATGGAAGCATCAGAGCCCACAACTGGTGCTGTGGAGAGGATGAGCTCGTTATTACCACCGAATGAAGCAGAGATAAGACCAGCAGGAGCACCAACAATAGCCTCAATCTGGTCGATGATATCTGTGTTTGTGGCTGGATTCTGTGGGGCAGCAAACGTGATTGTCTGAGGGAGACCACCATCACTAAGAATTAGTGTCTTTCCGTCAAGAGTTCCGCCTGCACCTGGAGTAAGTGTGTCTAAATCAACAGTACCAGTTACTTCAGCTGCAACAGCTGCTGCAGTAAAGTCCTCGTTAACTGCCTTGACCAAAGGTGTAACAGCATCTCCATTTCCATCATCGATGGCTGCGAGTACTGCCTCACCATATGTAGTAGTAGCGGTTAACCCCAGGGCTGTAAGAACAGTGCTGGTTGGGTCTAGCTCAATGGAGGCTGCATCACCAAGTGTGGGGGTAGTTAACACTAGGTAGTTACTACCCATGACTGTTGCTACAAGGTCATACCCAATAGCGGAAGCCTGAATCTTGGTGTTAATCTCCGCTATGATTGCACCTACTGTAGCCAGTGGGCCTACTAGAGTTAGCGAAAGTGGAGTAGCTCCATTCACGCCTACAACTAGAGTGCCACCACCCCAGGGAAGGAGAGTGGCAAGGTCTACTGTGCCTACTACCTGTGCAGGAGTTTCTGGTCCACCAACTGCAAACTCTGGGACTCCAGTAACTATCTCCAGACCGAGGTCTGCAATAGCTCCACCAGTGTCACCCACAATTTGTACAGAAGAGCCTGGACCTTGAGTGATGGAGGTTAATACCAGCTGATTGCTGATATCCATCGAGGCAATCAGACCAGTTGTCTGGTCGTTAATCCGGTCCAGGACATCTGATGCTGATGTAGGAGCTACAGGGGTAGAGAAGGTAACTGTCTGTGGAGCAGCTGCGTCTGTGGAGATAACAAGTGTATCTCCATCCACTGTTCCACCACCACCATAGGTCAGTGTGGTGAGGTCTACAGTTCCTACAATTTGAGCCGCATAGTCATCTGCACTTCTGCGAAGGAAGGCTTCATCTCGCAGAGCCTCCTTCATAGCCGTCCCACCTAGAGCCATGAAGATTCTTATTGTTCCATTCTCAGGAACAATTTCATCTAGATTTCCCCGTGGGTCTGGGAAGCTGCTAGGTGTAATCTGCAAACCATACTGCTGGTAAGAACCAACACCGGTATAGGTGTAACCAGCATTCAGGTCGAAGGCGCTTAGTACAGCTGGGTCTGTAGAAGCATCGATATAAATAGTCTGGAACTCACCGACACCAATACTTCTCATGCGCCAGCGGGTGTCCCCTACAGTTTCTGCAGTGGCTGCAGTAACCCCAGCAGCAGTGAATGCATCCCTAATCTGAGAGACTACGGAGGATGGAGGTAGTCCTGCAAGCGTTGGGTCGCTGAATGGGATGGTCACAAGAGGACCATTATTTAACGACACAACTAGGGACTTACCCTCCAAACCGGAGTACACACCACCAGGAGCATCTGGAGCTTCGAAGAGGGCCGGAAGAGTGATAAGTGCATCAGGGTTTAGGATGGTATTACCAGCACTATCGGTCTCGTAAACCTCAATGATTTCACGAGCTACACCCACGATGTTAGGAACAAGTGTAGGTGTAATAATCGTCGGGGAAACAGACCGAAAAACCTGGACTACCTGTACTCCAGGGCGCGGAATCTCAGTTGCCATCTTTGGCTCCTTCTTTCATTCTAGTATCCGCTAGGTTGACTCCGATTCTTCCACAGAGGGGGGTGCTATGGGAATAGTTTGACCTCGTATGGAAGCAGGGCGTAACCCAGGTGTATGCGGTTTAGAGACTTTGATAATTACGTTTCTCGCCGGGTTAAGTGGGTGGGGAACTAAATGAGGTTTATTCTGAGGTAAACCTGCGGGGTTAGGAGTACTACTTGCATCAGAAGCATATGGCGCAAAGGCTTCTGGTCGATAGGTGGTTATGTTAAAGGGCAGCTCATGCCCGTAGGCGCCAGCATTTGTATCTGCAACAGGCCCCATTTCTCCATAAGTTCTTAGTCCCCCAATTTGGAGTGAGGCTTCTATACTCTGTATTATCTGTTTCCCTAGAGGAGTTACTTGACCCGTGCGCGGGAAGTGGAATGGAGAGGTTACAGTAGTACAATAGGTCTCATCCTCACCTGCTCCAGAAACTAGAGAGCCAGCTGGAGATGGAGCTCCTATGGCTAACTGCTGACCAATTTGGAAGAAACCCTGCTTTAGTAAATGACCTCTCAGCAACCAGAGATGGTCAGAAATTATGAAGGCCAGTTGGTCACATTCTATATCTACCCGGGAGCAACAATTGATGCTCATTGTACCGGGGATAAGAACGGTCTTTTTCTTAGCACCCGTTCTAAAGTTGTACCCCATTAAGTCATCCAGACAAAATGAGTAGAACTGAATAGGCCCACGAGTTAGAGAGATGGCAGGACGCTGCCCCACTACATCTAGGTTGATGGGGTTCTCATCCGTGATGACAATCTCTGTGTCTTCTAGAGCTGGCTCCCAGTGATAACTGCCTCTTGGAGCTGCAGCGAATAGCCCTTGCAGAAAACGAGCATAGAGTACCCTCACCTGTCGTAGAGGTGTGTTCTTGAAGCTGCTCCCGCCAAACTCAACTGCGGGACTTGTTGTCTCTACCCCTGAGGGCACGCTGTATCTCCCTTTGCTCCTTCAGCTTCATCGTGATGTAAGCTGGAGCCAGTAGTGCACCTGCAAGGGGTACACCAATTCGTAGAACTTTATGGGCAGGAATAGGTCTTCCCTTTACACTCTTATAAAGTTTGTTGGCTAGGTAAGCTGAAGTACCACCAGCTAACGTTCCAGCGGCACCTGCTAATAATCCACCTCCCACAACCTTAGCTACTGCCTTTGCCCTGCTAGGCTTTTCTTCTTTCTCAGCGGCGGTCTTCTCTATAGCCTCCACGAGATGAGGGAAAACATTAGGAAGCATTAGGATACCTTCGCAGGGTAAGTCGTGGGATGTAGGTTGAATATGTTGGGAATCTCCTCTCTTTCAAATGTAGCTAGATTGTGAGGATTTGTATACGCTCTAGAAGGGGAGAGCCACAAGTCTCTTAAGGCCTGATTTAGGAGGAGTGGAACTGAATACTCTATATCCGTTGGGGGTATCTCATGGAGTTGACCCTCTTGATGAACAAGGGCCCTAAGGTGTTCAGTCCCAGCGACGTTGATTACTCTCCATCTCCTATTCTCTGGTTCAATTATCAAATCCTGCGGCTTGATAGCTGGGTAGTAACCAAAGCGAACGGTGGTGTTGCTCTGTTGCTGCTTGCCTATATTGGTATGCTGCTCAGATTTCCCAGATGGGTCCATCTGAATCCACATCTCAATAGGGTGCATATATCCACGAATAAACCCCGTATCATAACAGGTACGACAACCAGACCTGGTTCTCTTCTGTAAAGTGGAGTCGTAACAGGAGCAGCGTTGCCCAAAGGTTCTACGTGGAAGGACCCAACATCTGCGACCAGCATATTCTCTAAAGAGAATCTGCATATGACGTCTTATCTCTAGAGCTATTAAGTCCGGTTCTGGTTCCTTTGAAATTGGACCATAATCTTTTGTGTCCCCAGAAGGTTTATGGGTAACGCGAATCTTGTAATAGTACTTGCGCCACTTATGAGCTATCTGAAGAATGTTATCTATATAAAGATAACGGTCCTCAAATGGCTGAGACAACTCAGTATAGGGGCCATTGGGAGATTCAGAACGTAGTATCTGAAAAGTGTAATCCAACACATCCTGGGTGGTATTAGCTACTTCCCAAGAGAGCTCATGAAAGTCCACATCAAGGGAACGAACCTTCAAGTGCTGGAGTACTAGGGGGACAGACATTACGTCTCAATTCTCAAATTAGTGGGCGCTGGCTTCTTCTTAGTAGCCTTAGTTACCAATCCAGCCTTCCATGCTTTTCCAGCCTTAAGGGCTTTACTAAAGGGCTTTCCGTACTGGAGTCGTCTATGTACACCCATTCCGTAACGACCACCGGCATAGCCCAAGCCAGCTCCGGTCAAACCACCTAGTAGAGCTCCACCTGCTCCACCTCTTTCAGCACCAGCTGCTGCTCCTCCTGCAGCCCCCATACCCATAGTTGCTGCAACGACGGGGTTCTTCTTAGCGAACCCCAGTAGCGCTTTTCCCAATCCGGCCCTTTTCTGTAAAGCTGCTCCTAGCTTCTGCTTGGCTTTCTCCATTTTCTGGGATTCTTCACCCTTCTCTAATCCAAGTCTCTTCTCAGCAGAGCGTTGTTTACTCTCAGGAACTACATCAGAGCGGGTAGCCAAAGCTGGGTACTTCTTAGTTACAGCCGCATAGACCTTCGCCTTCTCAGCTGGAGTACCAAATTGACGGACACGAACTAGGGCGTTACGAGCATGGGCTAAGTCATGAATGGGGTATTTGTCTTCACCACCTTTTTTGGGCACAGCGAAGAGCTTCTCTTTTATCTTCTCTCGCTGTCCAGCCTGTAACTCAGCAGCAGCTTTAGCCATATTTTTTCTAGCTAAGGCATAAGCTGTAGCCTCACCAAGAGGAACCTTCACTCCCCTTTCCTCCAAGAACTCATGGTAGTCCTCATCCTTAAGTCCTGGATGACTACTAATGAAATTCCTTATGGCCTTCTTATCCTCTGGTGTGGGAGCACGACCAGACATCTCATCTCCATCACCATTGGCCTTTTTTATCTTGCCTTTACACGGACCTAACCCAAGACCAGTGCCGGGCCCCTTACCTTCTGGACCTGTGGCATCGGGTTTACCCCTCATACGTCCTCTTGGTCCAAAAGGTGGTCCTTTGGCTGACCCCTCCTTCGCCTTGTCTTCCATCTTCTTGAGGCGAGTATAGTAGTCAGGTATCTCAGTAAGATGGTCTCGTGCTATTTCTTCAGCTAGAGCTGGAGTGTGTGTATGCTCCATCTCTACCTTCTTACCCATAGCCATCTGCTTGGGACTAAAGTTAGAAGAGCCCTTATCTTCAGCTTTTCCACCAGCTAGAGTGTCGGCACCAATTTTGGAAAGCCTAGAGAGATTATTTCTCGCTAGGACCTCCTCTCTTTCTGCTTGTGCTGTTTTAAGTTGTCCGAGCTCAAGGTCAAGAAGACGCTTCTGTAAACGAAGCTTGTCCTCAGCCGTCTTGGAGAGCCCTGGTTGTAGAAAAGCTTGCTCTAAAAGAACAGCGCTCTTAAGAAGCGGTGTACCATCAAACTTCTCTACCCAGCTTATAGGGCAACCAGAAAGGTTGACTTGACCAGTAGCAATCTTGAAGAGCTCTTCATTTGGAAGCCTCTTGAATAGCTCAGTTAACTCTCTACGGTCATCGAGCTTCTTCTGCT